CCAACTAATACTCCTACACCAACTGTAACAGAAACTCCAACAAATACGCCTACTAATACTACAACCACCACACCTTCAGTTACACCAACAAACAGTATTAATGGTAGTGCGTTGTTCAATGATACTAATTTCCTTACTATAAGTGGAAACACAGGTACTGCTATGGGAATAGGTGATTTTACTTGGGAGTGTTGGGTTTATCCGACTAGTAGTTTAGGATTTCAAACATTTATAGACACTAGAACAAATCCACTTAGTGGTGGTGATACTACAGGTTATTATTTTGGTACAAATAATAACACATTAACTCCTATGGTTTATACAAATGGCATTCTTTTACAATCAACAAACAACATAACATTAAATGGATGGAATCACGTTGCGTTGACTAAAGTAAGCGGAACCTTAAATATTTGGATAAATGGTGTTAATAGTGGTAGTGTCTCAGATGCGTTTACAAATTTGACAAACCAAAGAATACTCATCGGAGGTGCCGCTGCCAACTCGGCAGCATTAACTTTAACAGGAAACCTTAGTAATATTCGTATTACAAAAGGAGTTGCGGTCTACACGGCAAACTTTACTAAACCAACAACTAACTTTACCGTAACTCAATCAGCAAATGTTAATGGTAATCCATCGGCAGCAATTACGTCAGGACAAACCCAAGTATTATTAAACACTAATTTTGGTGGTGGATTCTTAACAGATACTTCTACCAATAACTTTACTGTAGTAAATAATAACGGAGTGACGAGTTCGACTTTTGAGCCATTTACTCCTATTCCATTCCCAACACCAACTCCAACTAATACTCCTACTAACACCGCAACTCCAACACCAACAACAACCGAGACTCCTACAGAAACTCCAACAAATACTCCTACACCGACAGTAACAGAAACTCCAACAAATACTCCTACACCTACTAATACTGAAACACCAACTAATACTCCTACACCAACAAATACTGAAACTCCTACACCAACTATAACTGAAACACCAACTAATACTCCTACACCAACTATAACTGAAACACCAACTAATACTCCTACACCAACTATAACTGAAACACCAACTAATACTCCTACACCAACTATAACTGAAACTCCAACAAATACTCCTACACCAACTATAACTGAAACTCCTACTGAAACACCAACAAATACTCCAACACCAACAGTAACTCCTACATCGGGAGTAACAGGTGATTTTAATATAACCATTTCACAAGTAACAGGCCCTAACGTTGTATGGTCAGGTTCGGGTTCATTTAATTTAAGTGGTTTAACATCTGGTGGAAGTCCAAGTGGTCTTGCAGTGTCTGAAGTATCAAACGGACTTTGGATAGTAGGACCAACAGGATCTATTAATTTTAATGCATACAATGGTGTGACAACATTCCCATCTAACTTTGGAACAGGAGGTACATTTTTCCCTGACTCAGGTTCAGGAAGTTTTGGTATAGTATCAAATGAAACAAACAGAACTTTATTAGTACCTACAGGATATGTCTCAGGTGACTTTATAATTGGTACTTCAACATATGAAGGTGAAACACTTATATCTATGGGATTAAGTGCAGGAGATATATTCACTTGGAGTTGGGGTTCAGGAGAAAATACAAGTACAATAGTGATGAGTATCATATAATAGATATTTATTAATATAAAACCAAGATACTATGAAAAAATTTTTTAGCAACTTATTTAACGACAATAACTCAATTAATGAAAAGGCGGTTATCGGATTTATGGCATTTACAATGATGTGCATGTTCGCAGTAGTTGACATCATAACAGGCGCAATGAATAAACCACTATTGATTAATGAGTTTATTTTTGATTCATTTAAATTTATCACAATTGCTTGTTTTGGTATTGCATCCGTTGATAAGTTCATCAACCTGACAAAAGGTAAAAACGAAGACGAAGAGTAACTTACTAATCCCCACTCACAAGGTGGGGATTTTTGTTATTATCAAGTATTTATTGAGATATGAGAGATTTAATTAAAAAAATTTTAAATGAACAATTGTATGAAAAGTCGGTAATTGCTGAAATGGCAAAGGCGAAAGGTTATTGTGGAAAACATTTTAGTTCAATATCTCCAGAATTACCATTCTGTAACGCGGCAGAAAATTACATTAAAACTGAAATCGAACAAATTGGTAAAAGAAAATCAAAAGTAATTTTTGACAAATTTAGAAAAGGTCTTGCCAGTTTTTATGAGAAAATTGAAGACGATGTTTTAGAAATAAAAATTGAAGAACTTACCAATATTCATAATGTTGTGATTGAAGGAAAAAAAGAACTTCAAGACGCCGAAAATATGTTAAGAGGTAATTGTACAAATATTAATTACGTTGCCAAAAGACAAGTTAACTTATTGAAAGATAAGGCTCAATTATATTTTACAGGTAAAAATGGTGAATATAGTTTAACAAACAGATTGGACACCAACTATTCAGCGATTGCTATTTTATTTACAAAATTTTTCTCAAAAAAAGGTGCGTTTGATGGTGTTGGATATGATAGTAATAATGATTGGGTAAAAATTACAAAAAATTGGATTGAACATTCATTTAATCCATCAATTAACTTTATAGACATTAGACCTGAACACGAAAAAAATGATAAATCTGCAGAATTAAGTAGTTTAGAATTTCAAGAATTAGCAAAAATATATTTTAGTAATAGTATTACGTTTGGTTCAAGTGAAATTAGAAGTATGGTTGATGATGTTCTAACTGATGTTAGAAAGAGAGGTTTTGAAAGTGAAAAACAATTTGAAAAATCTTATTTGGATGACGGAAAAAAAGAATTTAAACGATACGCTAAAGACTATGGATTTGTTGATAGATTTTTAGGTATTGATTTTATTTATAAAGGAAAAAACTTTTGGATTCCAGTACAAGTTAAATCTAGCCCGCAAGAAGCGACATATCTGATTAGTAGTTTAGGTTGTAAAACTTATGTAATTGCCGAAAAAACAGGTAAAACTTTTAAAATTAACACATTACATTCTGATAAATTAAGTGATTAATTTAAAGAATAATTGCGTATATTTGCGTAATGACAAAACAAGTAAATTCCGATAAACCTACAAGATGGGAGGTTGTATATGAAAATGAACAATGTATTTCTATTTGGAAGTATGATTCAAAAATAACAACAAATGGTCCTATATCCGTTGAACATAAATGGAAGAAGGGATTTGATACTCCTGTATCAACTAAGAAAAAAACTTTAGGTGATTTAGCTAACGACGCTAAAAAAGTGGTAAAATCAAAGAGACCTAAGTCTTGATTCAATAATCTGTTTTAATTTTAATAAGGTTTGTTTGTCTAATGATGAAACAACCTCTGAAGTGTTTTCAAGAACAAGTCGGTCTAATAATGATTCTTTGATTTTGTTATCGTTAACTTCATATACCCTATCAAAAGTATGCTCACTTTCCTCAAAATTATCGTAAGAGGTTTCACGACGATTACGACCATCGTATAAATCCCAATTACCCTCTTCTCTCTGTTGGTTTGCAGAATCAATAACCCAGTCCTCATCGTAAGAATCAAAAGATTGTGTAAGATATTCTTCATATGAACAAGTACCCCAAACACTGTAGTCTAAATTATAAGTTTTTGCAACAGGTATTATAAGGTCTTCATATGATAATATATCACTTTTTTCCATAATTTTGGCAAGAATACCGTCGTTAATGTAAAGGAATTTTGCAAAGAATTGAACGTCTTCATCAACAACATTCATATTAAAATATTTTCCAATATTTTCTAATTCACTAAAATGTTCGCCGTAATCGTTATCATTATATGGGTTATCTGTTGGGAATCCAGCATCAATTAACTTTTCCGCAATGAAGAATAATTGTTTTTTTGATACTTTTGAAAATTGACTTTGTTCTGTTGCCATGTTAATAAATATAAAAAAAAGGTGATAATCTCTTATCACCTTTAATTTATTTTTCTTCAGTTTCCCAACCTTCTTCATCATACCAATATTCAACGCAAGGATATTCTCTACCTTTATCGTCAATATGACACCAATGAGTTTTTTCTTCGTCTAACCATTTCCAATCTTTCCCTTCCTCACCTTCAGGTAAATCAGGATTATCTAATGGTGGATGATATGAATTGACATCAACATATCTGTAATTACAAGAACATCCACGATGAACACAATCATCACAATAATTAGGATTACCCCCACCTGAATAACCAGGACCATAAGTCCAAACAGCTACTTTTCCGCAATCACATAATTCTTTAAACATATTCAATCTCTTTTGTTTCAGGGTTATACTCAATTACGATTGGTTTGTTCTCATATTGGTATCTCTCATTCAAAACACTTGCATTTAAGTATTCTGTACCATGAAACGATTTTTGACCATAAGCCCAATGGATGTGACCACAAACATGGATTTTTGGTTTAACTTGTAAGATTCTATTAAACAAATCTTGACACCCCACATTTAATCCTTGAATTGTGTGGTCAACCATTCCGTAAGCAGGACCATGAGTAACCAAGATATCAAGACCTTCAGGTATTTTTTCCCACTTCTCAGCGAGTTTCTCCCCTCTAGGTAGGTTGAATGCCCAATTATAAAATTCAGGTTGCCATGGACTTCCGTAGATTTTTACACCGTCAATTTCAACCATCTTGTCAAAAAGATAATGAACACCTTTTTCTTTATACTCAGGAGCAATGTCGTGGTTGGTTTCAAATCCCCAATCGTGATTACCGGCAATGAATACTTTATGTTTGAATGGTGTGTTAGAGAACCAATCCAAGAATTGTTTGATTTCGTGGGTTTTACCAACATTAGTGCAATCGCCCGCATGAATTAAGACATCACCTTCACCCAAGATATTATTAAATCCCTTGCTTGTCAAAACTTCGTGTTTTCCGTGTGTGTCGCTGATAAATACAATTTTCATAATACAAATATACTAATAATTTACTAATCCCACCATCCTCTTAACCCTGATCCGTCAAATTGTTCGTCCCAATCAATCTCTTTGTCAAATTTGGTATAATCTTGTCCTTTTAAAATTACGAATAATTCACTCCACTCTTTTTCCTGAATTTCATTAGATCTATCAAATATTTTACGATTGTGAATTCTTTCTTCGTCAGTATCGTTATCCACCAATTGAGAAAATCCTGGTTTATCTGGAACATCTTCAAATTCCCAATCATTAAAAATTAAATCTCCCAATTCTTTTTCAGCCATAGCAAGATAATTATCTTCTCGACAATTTTTAAGTATTTCAATTGCTCGACGCATTGCCTGAACCTTTTTAAGACGGGTCTTATCAATCTCATTACCATGTTTTTCAATATTACCCACCATATTAGTGTATGATGTTTCCATAAACTCTAATGACCCATTGTAGTCAAACCAATAGTGATTCCATAAAGGTTTTCTAAACCTCCAAATGTTTTTAAAAAATCGTGGTAAGTCATAACGAAATAAGTCGTATGTCTTATACCACCAAGTGTTGTGTCTAATCATAGTTTTGAGACTATCTCCAAAACTATCCGCAAATTTTATTTCCATATTATTCGGGTTTTTGTGTTAATTCTTCAGAGTTGAATTTTTTGTCTAATCTTGTATAAAATTTTTGATCAAGAGTATCTCTCAACCTTCTGCTGAGTTGAAAATTAAGTTTTATATCAATTTCACGATATTGTAGTTCAAATTGATAAATCAATTTTCTAGCAGTTCCTTCTTGTAATGGTGTCTCACATGAATTGATAACTTTTTCAATCCAATTTACAACGTCTCCATAATGTTTACTTGTTGATGCCATTTTATTTTAATTTAGAATACAAATATAGTAAAAAAATAAGACCCGTCAAAATAAATTTACGGGTCTTTTAAAATAAAAATTAAATTATTTAAGAGAAATGATGTTTTACTCTATCTAATAATTTTTCGTTGAACTTTATTCCGTGTCTATTTTTAAATTGTTTTAATAATGTTTTAATTGATTCGATTTTACCTGATTTAGATAATAAAATATAAGCACCTAAGTCAGCGTCTATTTCATCATCCTCACTTCTTGGACCATCATGACCCATTATAATATGAGATATTTCATGTGCCTCAATAAATTTTAACACTTCGGCACCTAATCCATTTACTAACTGTTCTCCATCAATAAGAACCAAATTTTGACCTGGAATCATAAAACCATACCCATACTCTTCAAAATAGTCTTTTAACTCCTCATATTGAGGATTTTCCTCAAATATTACAGCAATTTGTACACTTGGTAGGAATTCGCTATTGTATATTATTGGGTTTGATTCTTCCATTATGATAATAATTTATAATATTCGTTAAAATGTTTAATTCTGTCAGCCAAACCTATTGTGCCGCCATTAACTCTTTTAGTTACAGCAGTTACTGTTGCGTTATCAGATCCTCTATCACAAATTGCCCACAATTTATTGGAATCAAAGAAAAATGCGGCAGATGCTAAAGGATATTTGGTTGCGACTAAATCAGGGTTGGAAACAGTATCTTCACCGATGAACCTCGCAAATCTACTGTAATTATCTTTACCAGTCAACTGTATAAAACCCCTACCTCTAAATTTAAAACCATCCCCTGTTGATTCGGGACCATTACCCATTCTACCACCATAAACTTTACTTGCGATTTTTTGTGGTTGACGTGCGTATGATTCTGCCAAATTACCTGGAAAATATTTTCCAAAAATACTCTTAAGACCTGATGCGGAATAATTAACATTTTCGGTAACAGCTTTAAATCCACCTGATTCGTGACCACACTGTGCTAAAAAATGAGCCAATCTTAAATTATTTGTTATATTAAATTTTGATGCGGTTTCAGGTATTTGTAAAATAACTGAATCGGGTATATGACCTTTTAATTTATCAATTTTTAACCCATTAACAGGTAAAATATTAGAGGTTGTTGGAGTTATGATTTTATCTTCTTTAATAATTTCATTACCAAACATTTTGTTCCAAGTTTCATCACCAACAATACCATCGGCACCTAATCCATTTTTGGATTGCCATTTTTTAACCGCAGCTGAAGTTCCAGGACCGAAGATACCATCAGGTTCTAAACCTGCTTTTGTTAAACCCAACTTTGTTTGGAGTTTTTTTACGTCTTCTCCTTTAGACCCAATTTTTAGTAACATATTTATTATTTTTTAAATAAATATATTTCAAGTATTGATTTTAAAGTATTTATCTATACCAAGATACTATTAAAATGAAAAATTTATTCGTTTTGATGCTAATTATGCTATTATCATCATTTAATCACCAAGACCCACCCAAAAAAGTTTTTATTCAATCAGTTAATAATAAGATTGAAGTTGGAACTTTGGCAAATAACAGAAATTTGTCCTTTGGGTTTAAAAACATTCTTTTAGAAAACTTACAAGAATTAAATTACGATGTTGTTTCGTCTGCAGAAGATGCTGATTACACCATCAAAGTTGAATTATTGTATTTTGACGTGTTGGAAACAAATTCCGGATTCTCAGTTTTTCACAAAAGTGAAAATGAAACTGTATTAAGAATTAGAGGTTATTTGTATAACAAAGACGGCAAAAAACTAAAAGAATTTGTTTCCGTTGGAAAATCATCTGAGATTTCCATGTCAACACTTATAATATCTGAAGGCGGAGGTATCAACCAGACCTCAGTTTCTAATGTTATAAAAAAGTCCTCTGAGACATTAATCCTTAATCTATTTAAAAAATGAAAAAAATCATTTCGGTTATATCCATCTTACTATTAGGTATGGTTGGATATGCACAAACACCCGAAATAGGACATTTTGAACAACTAAAAACGGTAAGAAGAGGGGACACAATTGATGTTGCATGGTATTACAAACCAGCTTCAGGGGTTGATGTCAGAACTTTTCAAGTTGATTTTCAGTTTAAGAAAACCCTATTTACTCACATTTCTTCTAATGTTGATGCTGTTTACTCAAACAACTCACCAACATTAAATTATCAGGAATGGAAAAATTACAAGTATGGTTCTTACTCGTCAGCAGCAGGAACATACAATTACACATCGGATACAAACTGGACGGTGGGTCGTAACTACTTAATCTTTGCGTTAGGTAGTTCATCTACATTCTCATCAAACGGTTATATTATCCATAACAAATTCATCATCAATGATGTTCAACCAAATTACGTATCAGATTCAATTATTGTGAATTGGTCAAGAATGTTTAGAGTGAATGGAACCACGATAGGAGATAATGTTGCAACTCTATCACACCAAAAACAAGCAATTAAATTGTTGGGTAATTTAACAATTTCAGGTAAAGTTTGGTTTCCATCAACAATAACTGCGGGTCTACTTCCCACAATTTATTGTTATGAAAACAACACAGGTGTTTTAGTTTCACAAACAAAACCAACTATTAATGGTAATTACACTTTAATTAATATTGATGAAAAAACTAAATATAAAATTGAAGTTAGGTTTCCTCAAGATAGTTTAGAAAAAATGAGGGATTATGCTGTAACCATTTCAGATGCTATCAAGGCATATAATGAATATGTTAATACAGATGTTAATCAAAACTATGGTCGGGCTTACTTAAAACATGGTTTAGGTTTATTGATTAGTGATATCAATTTAAACTCTAAATTTGATGGTGGAGATCCTTATGGGATTTACGCATCAGTTTCTGGTTTAAGACCAATTGACCCTTCAAAATTAATAAATGTATTTAGCAAAGGTGAATATGATTCTCTTGTATTAGGAGGTAACCAATGGGTTGATTGGACTGCTTACTCTGACAGAGGAAAATTCATTTATGATAGTGTTGGAACAAATAATCTAACATTAGATGTTAAATATTTTATATTGGGTGACGTTGATAGAACACACTCATCACCGGTATTTAACGGAACGAGTGAAGTATTTGCTGCGATTTACAAAGGACAATATAATGTTGAAATTCCAAACGCATATTCTGTTGGACAACCGATGTATTTACCATTTAACATAAACACAAATGGTGATTATAACAATGGATTACAATTTGAAGTTAAGTATGATGTGAGTAAAGTTAATTTTGAAGAAATAATATCTAATTTACAAGGTCCGTGGTTACAATATGTTACACATGATAATGTGAATGGTATTGTTAGATTCGGAGCGATGAACAATCAAAAAAAAGGGTCACTACAAGGTGTAGTGACCCCTTTCAATCTTAAATTTTCAGCCAAAGTCTCAACAAACGACATAACAACTGATGTTGTCGTGAGAGAATTAATGGATGCTTCAGATAAAGAAGGAGACCATTTTAATATCGTGTTAAAATCACAAAGAGTTGTGATGATGTATAAAACACGAACAATAAATAACATAACAGAGCCAATCGTAAATCTTTACCCTAATCCAAATAATGGTGAATTTAAACTTGATTTTGAATTACCACCTAATACAAATGTGAATACATCTATTTATGATTATCAAGGTAAACTAATAATAAATTTGGGAAATATTGAATCAGGTTTTAATACAGCAAAAACAACAAAATCAGTTGAAGAACCTCAATTACCTCAAGGAAACTATTTATTAGTGGTATCAGGAGACGATAAACAAATAAATAAACCTTTTATTAAATTCTAAAAAAAAATGTCAGAAGAACAAAACGTAGAGACAAATGACGGAACATGGTCAGGTCTTAAAAAAACAATTATTGCAACATTAACAACTGTTATTACCGGAGGTGGAGTATGGTTAAGTACTACTTTATTTAGTGGTCAAGAAGAACCACAAGTACAACAACCAGTTCAACAAGTGGCACCCGTGATTAACATTAACAACACCCAGCAGCAACAATCTGGTGGTGAAAAAACAATCATCATAAAAGAAAAAGCGCCAGCGGCTGCACCTGCTAAAAAATCAGAAGAACCAGTTAAACCTAAAAAAGAATTCACAGAAGAAGAACCAAAATGGTAACTAATCAACAACCAACAGGATTTAAAGAACTTTTAAGTGCGATGATGAAACGAAGATGGTTTATCACCGCAATCGTACTTGGTGGTTTTATGATTATCATATTTGGCATTTTTTTGGCAATTATGGGTAAAACCCCAATGTCCTCTGAATGGAAAGAGTTACTTCTTTTATTGTTAGGTGCATTTATTGGTTCTTATGGTAAAATCATTGACTATTGGTTCAGTGATACCGACAAAGATAAAATGCTAGTCCAGAAAATGGATGAGGAGGACGGTGTATCGTTATCAAATACTACAGACATACCAAACAACCCAATCGTTCCTATGAGTATGGTACCATTAGTTTTACCAACAAGTGAGAAAGTTGAACAACCTGTCCAAGCTAAAGTAGGTGTTGAAATCGATGAAGATGGTGATGGTGTAATGGATGGTTTAGATTTCGATGGTGATGGTAAAATTGATGAATATTTTTCACATAGAAATTGTCAGCATGTTTGGGGTGATTCAGATGGTGACGGTGATGAAGAATGTCTTATTTGTGGATTAATTAAACCAATTGAAGAATAATATGAAAAAGTTTAAATTAAACAAAATGAAACAAAAAATATCGGTGTTTATAATATTTTTATTATGTATTTTAACACAAAATGCTGTTGCTCAAACCATAGGTAAAACAAAGACAGAATCTTATGTTGCGGAATTTGAAAAGAAAAGGGACATAAGTGATTATATGAAATACGATGGTCCTCAAATACCAATCCAAATCCTTAAATGTGGTATATCTGAAGAAATGTATGAGATGTATCCAGAATTAAAAGAAAAAAGAGTTGGTTTGGGCGTTGCTAATATTTCAATGGAATATTTGGAAAACTTAAACAGATTTAAATTTACTGAAAGTCAAACAGAAATTAAGAATCGTATGGTTTTACAATATAAGGCATCTGCTGCAGGTATTTCCGAAAATAAATTAGATGGTCGAGGTAAAATCAATTTGGCAAAATATTTTGTAACGATTGAATGTTATGATTATTCAATATCTGAAGACGAGACAATTAGTTTAAAAGACGGAATTAAAGATAATATGGTAACTCGTATTGGTTTACAAGTAAGATTTACCGATGCGGAGACTGGTTTAGTATTTGGCGGATCAGGATTAGGTGAGGCTAAGACAACAAGAGAACTTACTTTAATATCCGATGCAACCATCGATCCAATTAAATTCAACCAATCAACAATATCAATCGCAACTAAAAAAGCATTAGATGTCGCAGTTGTTAACATTCTTGATAGAATGATTAAAAAACAAATATTCACCAACTAATTAAATGAAAAAGTTAAAACCAGTTTTTCTTTTATTATTTGTGTTATTCACAAGTTTAAAAACTATTGGTCAGTCATTAACTTACACATTTATTGACCCATGTACCAAAGAAGTAACATATTTTAGTGTTCCAATTCAAAGTGGTGGAACAACAATATTCTTTTTGGGACAACAAAGATATTTCACCGCTGGAGATGTATCCAGCGGTGTCTTTGCCTCTTGGATAAGTCAAACATATACCGATTACCGAAAAATTTCACCATGCGGAGTACAACAAGTAAGGGTTACACAAAATCAAATTACATCACAAATTATAGGTAATACTATTCAAAGCGTAGTCGGTAGTATTATGAGCCAAACAAAAATCGAATCAAATATATCAAAAGATGATAAAAATAATACTAATGATGGTTCTACTACCCCTAACATTACTAGCAATAGTGATAGAACTAGCAATAATAATCAAGGAAATACGACTTCAAATACAGGATCGTCAAGTTCTAAAAATGAATCCAATGGTGGTAGTAATAATGGAACTAATAATAAAAATAACGGATCGGGTACATCAACAAATCAAGGAGATAAAAATACTGAAACTAAAAAAGAAGATAATGAAGTAGTTGGTGCGACAACAATGACCGTAGATGCCAATAACGATAAGGGTGGTAATGGAGGATCAAGTAAAAGTAATACAAGAAATAATCCCGTTATCGTTTCATCAGATCTAACAAGCGCACAAAATTTAGACAGAAGTTATACAGGTATCATAAATGTCGGAATGTCACAATCATCTATGACTGGAACCTCAAGTTGGGGTGTTAATTCCATGATTTGGTTTAATCTTAATCAGTTTGCAATAACTGGTAGATACACAAAAATACAATATAATAAAACTCGTAAAATAAAATTGATTCACAATTTGAACTTAACAGGATTATATTCTTATGGAAATATATTAGGATTTGCGGGTTATAGTACAATATTAAATGCGGGTAAATTTGGTATAACGGGAGTTAATGTTAGTGGTGCGATAACAAAAACACCTGAAGATGAAAATTTATTTATTAGTCCTTCGGCAACCGCGTTTTACACTAAACCATTTAGAGTTGGAAAAAAATTAGTCCTATCACCTGAATTGTATGTTATCTCAACTCCATTGATTTATTCATCTGTGGATAAAGTTACAGTATCAGATAGAACATTTAGTTCATTTATTGGAACAGGTGTTGATTACCAAATCTCAAGAAAATTTAAAGTAAATATTAATTACAAATTAAACATGAGTACCAATCCTGATTTTCCAGTTCTTTCGTTTTTCTTAATTGGATCAAAGATTAATTTATGATGAGACATATAATTTTTATAATACTATTTTTAATTACGTTTTCATTAAGTGCTCAATCACCCTTATGTACCAGTAGACCTACAACATTTTGTTGTGAGTATGTTTCAAGTGTTACTATAAACGGTAGAACATATAGTGGTAGTAATGGATTTGCGGCATCCTCAGGTGGAAATCCTGCGGGTTATTATGATTATACAACAGGAACTGGTATTCCAACGATAACCGCAGGTCAAAATATTTCAATTTCATATACAGCGGTTACGAATGGTAATTATATGGAATATTTTAAATTATGGATAGATTTTAATGGTAATGGTAGTTTAACAGATCCGGGTGAGTTAGTTCATAGTAATAATGTTTCTTGGGTCGGAACAAGAACAATTAACGCAACATTTGTAGTTCCAACAACAGTATTTAACGGACAAGTGTATATGAGATTTATTATGCAATATTCAGGTTCACCTATTATATGTGGAACCTACCCTTATGGTAATACTTTTGACTTTAAGACTACAATTGCAGGTGCCCAACCAAATCCTAATCAACCAATACCAACAGAAACTATAAGTGGTAAAATCAGTATTCCAATAGGATTATCTGTAAGACCAAAAGTTATGTTGTATAAAGTAATTGGAACCTCGTTAAGTTTAATTGATAGTGTAATTGTTGATGTTAATGGTAATTACATTTTGAAACCTAATGAATATAATGTAACATATAGAGTAGTTCCATCTTATTCTGCTGTGTTGACCTCATCGGATTTGGTTAATCTTTTAGATGAAGCAAAAAATGTTAGTGTCCCACCAAAATTATCACCAGGATTAATATTAAATACGGGTCCAAAAATGATGGCAGGAGACATAAATAACGACGGCAAAGTGTATATTGATGACGGATATTTGTTGGCGAGAAATCTATCGGGAATGAACCCTATAAACACAGTATATTGGTTTACCGACTCACAATACTCAACAATCACATTAAGTAATTTTAACATAATAACACCATCGTCACACTTTATTGTTAATTTTACAACATTTTCAGTTATATTAAACATAAAATATGTTGTTTTAGGTGATACTAACTTATCATCTTCTTCACAATAAGTTAATTCTCAACCTCAATACCAGTATTTGATATTGAAATCCAAATATCAAATAGTAAAAATACCAAGTAAAACTCTATATCTGAAATTGAGTGTATTTCAGGGTAATTATATTCCTCGTATAACCAATATATTACCTTAAATGCGACTATTATCCGTATTATAAGTAAAAAAAACCCTAGTAGTATTTTCATAATACAAATATAAACTATTTATTAAAATAAAACAAAAATATTATGAATTTACGTGAATTTATTAAAGAACAATTAGAGAAACATTTAGATAAAACTTTAATATTAAAGGAGGAAACTAAAGTTTCTGAATCGTTAAAGTATCATATTGATAATAATATATCTTTAACTGACAATATTTTTAGAGTTTATTCCGAAAGTTATTTTGATTTAGTAAATGAAGTAAGAGAACTTTACAATAAAGGTAAAATTGAACTTAATGAAGAAGATAAATTAATGGTTGAATCTGATTTAGGTAAAAAAGTTAAGATAGGTAAAGAATATATTTATTTAGACGCTCCTTACATTTATGAAACTGAAACTGAGGAGGATATTTTGTCCGAAGCAAAACATCGTGGTAAAAATGTTAAACTTGGTAAGCCATTTAGAACTTCAGGTGGTCCTAAAAAGTTTGCGGTATATGTAAAAAGTAAAAGTGGTGGAGTTAAAAAGGTAACTTTTGGAGATCCAGGATTAAAAGTAAAAAATTCAAACAAAAAAGCGGCAAAATCTTTCAGAGCAAGACACAATTGTAAAGATAAAAAAGATAGAACAACTGCTGGATACTGGAGCTGCAATGTGGGACGTTATGCTAAACAATTAGGTTTATCTTCATCAAATTCTTGGTAATGGAAATAGAAAAAATTAAAAAATATCTACAGGTTTATTTAGATGAGGTAATTATTCCCGAACTTAATAATGAATTAGTTGGTGAAAATGACGAACCAATAAATGTCACCATATATAAAATAAATTATGGTGAGGCAAATCCGAACAGAATAAACTTTTTTTTAGATATGGACCCAGATTGGTCTAAAGGAAGTTTTACTAATAAAATTAATTCTGATATATCAAGTTTTTTTAGAATGTTAGGTGTTGACAAGAATCTACACATTTATTGGAATAAAAGACCCTTATTTTAATATGGATTTCCCATTTGAACAGATAGAAAAAGAAGGTAAAATAGTTAGGACATTTAGTCCTGATGTTGAGG